TCCTCGGTGTTGCGCTGCCACACTTTGCGCAGATACGGAAACTTTGTAAAGGTGGCCTGTATTGTGCCAAGAATCGAAGCAATTCGTACTTTTCTAAGAAGCGTTTCCTCAGTGTCGTCATGTCTTACCACCGCCTCAGTGAGATTACAGAACTGATACGGCCTGAGCACGATCTCTGAGCAAGGATTAGTTCCGAATTCAAAATTGGGATCACGATGCCCGTATTTTTCAACCGTCTTTCTAGCAGCCTCGCGATTAAAAATGCCTCGCTCTCCGGAATGTGAGTTGTAAAGTGAGAGCCATTCTTCCATGAATTTTCCGACAGTAGGTGTTTCGTTATACACCGCACTGTTGTTCGCAAGCGCACGATGCGGCGCAGTGTCCCACCAGGGTCCAGCTTTTGCATGACGAATCCTTTCATCATCAAGATCAGATAACGAGATCATTGCAGAGCGACGTACGCCACCCACTACAACTACCTCACCAATTTTGCACATTATATCATGGCACTCCAAACTGTTCAAGCGGCGCCCTTGTGCGTGTTTAAACGTATTGACAACAAACTTAAATAAATCTACTAATGGTTCCGGCCCGGAAGCTCTTCCACCAAATGTTTTGAGTCTTGTTCCCGCAGGTCTAACCCCGCTAACATCCCACTTTGGGACTTCGCCTGCCCAAAGGTGCGCAAGGAGTAAGCGGAGTGATTTCGCCCAGCCTTCTTTGCTGTCGTGTACGACGATGGTGTGCTCTGAATCAAACAAAGTTTCTGGCACTTCTGGCAAGTTGTTAATGTACTTGGATTCAACTGAGAATCCAACGCCAGTACCGCAGAGCAAGATGAACATGGCTTCGTCAAAGGACTTGGGGTCATCCACTGGGAGATACGAGCAATTATATACGCAAGTGTTATCACGATCGGCACTCTTTCCTGCCGTCATCATGGCGCGCATGGACGGCATCAAATCTAGGTTATGGATAGCATCAAAAATTTCATTTCGTAATTCGGTCTTACCTTGTATTGCTGGGGTGCGACTAAAAATATAGTCGACATAGCGATCTACTGTTTCTGCCCACGTTTCTCTGCGTTGCTTGTCATCTACAAAACGTGCGTAACGGCTGGCGGCTATATATTCTTGATACTGATCCATGTGTTGTTCTCTATGTTATATGGGTTGATGAAAAAGGGAGGCCGTAGTTTCTACGGACACTCCCCGGACTACCTACTACCGAAAGGACTACTTATACTGCGAAATCTGCTGCAGCGGATGTAGCACCGCCTAACTTATTGCCGTCCTCTAACTTTTGAACGTTGTTTAAACCTGCTGCAATACCTTTGGAACCGCTTGTATCGTAAGCATACAACGTGATTGAAGCACGACCATAGCAGCCACTATAAAACTCAGATGGATCCAAGATTGGGTTGAGATCTGCATCTACAACACCAGGTTTCTCATTAGAGTTAGCGTTGATAAAATAATGACCAGCATATGTTGCGTCATCTTTTTCTGCATCGCCATCACGCAAACCGCCTTTGAGCATCTTAGGAACTGTGCCGCCCCATACAGAAGCATTGGCTGTTTTGGTATCTTCAAAAGCCTTATTAAAGCGAGCAATAGTATCTTTATCTGTTTTAGGGATAAGGATTGACACAGAGTATTTCATTGTGCCATTGGGTGTTTCTGCTGGTTGAAAAACGTGCGCATAAGAAAAACGCACTTTACCTGTTACAAATTTAGTTTTTACTGATTTTGCTGGCATAAAATTACCTTTTTAACGTTAGAGACTGGGCTTCAATAGGGGCCAATCTGTCTACCCTTTACTACAAAACTATGCGTCGTACATAACACCATGATGTTTTAAAGCGTGTTGCATTGCAATGGCTTGTAAAAAATCTTGACGACATTCGTAATCATACAACATTTCTGGATCTTCTGCAACTGCTTCCAAAACTTCTTCAATGTTGTATCTTAATTGTAACACCGATTCTCTGTTTTTGCCACCGGCTAAACCGTCAAAATCTTTAATAAATTTTTCAATTACAAATTCAGGAATATCAAATTCGGCATCATAAAATTTTAATAACATATTTGCCTTTCTTGTTATTTTGCTACCATTACTAATCCTACGTTACCGAGTGCGTACCCGATAAACATAATGCCAGTGCCGACGCCACCTTTCATAAACTGATCAATGGCTACTATAAAATAAACAAACCCCATTGCAGCTATTAGCCATGTGCTCATTGGAAGTCCTCTTTAGCAGTTTCTTTTGCTCTGACTAATTTAGGAGCTCCTTCAGGGCGTTGAACCAAACCGCCAAGCCACGCCATAACCTGTCCTTTAGCGCCTAGTTTTTCCAATGAGGCAATTGATTTTATTTTACGTGGCTCCCATATTTGTTCTTCTGGTACACCCTTTTCTTTTAAAATCTCAGCGGCTAGTTGAGAATCAGCAATTTTACGATGCGTAATTGTTGTCCCTAATTCAAAACCCTTTGGTATTACATTTTCTGTAACCGCTCTTTCCAAAGCAAACTCTTCTACATCGTTAACCCAAGTGCGTAGGTTCTGAGCTTTTACTAAAACGTCGCTTACTTCTTCTTGGCTGAGGAGCGGGGGCGCCCTGAACTCGAGCTTTGCGAGCTCGTTGTTGAAGTCCGAGCGGGCGCGGCATTGCGCTTTGGCTTTGCAGAACTGGCACCATTCGCCTGGGAGGAAGTCGCCTGAGCCACTCCATGCTTTTTTGGCTTTTGGTTTGACGAAGTACTGCGCCCAGTCGACGAGTTTCGTGATGGTTGTGCCGTCTGTTGAGATGCTTTCGAGGCGCGGTTGGTGGATTGTGTAGCTGACTTCTTTGATGTCCGGGTATTCGTCTTTGAACTTGGAGTACGCACCGAGGGCGTAGAGTCTGAGCTGTGTGTTGTCTTGCGCTGAGACTGGGATGCCTTTTCCAAACTTGAGGTCGATGACCCGAATGGAGTGCTGAGAAAGTATAACCACATCGGCTGTACCAAAGCCATCAGGAACCCAGTCAGAGAAGTCCACACGTTGCTCAAAAAGCGGCGTGTCCGACTCCCCGATTTGGCTACGCACGTAGAGTACGTAATTATCCACGTAATCAGCGAGTTCGTCGGTGAAATATTTGTTTCTTTGTATTTCTTGCAGATCTTGTTCATATTGCTCCTGTGTGATTTGTGTGTAGTGCAAGCGCAATTTGATTTCTGCCAGGGAATGGGCAAGAGTGCCTTCCGCTGAAAAATCAAATGACCCTGATGGTTTTTTAGGTTCTGGGAGTGTTGCTTCAAGTCTAGCACTGGGCGTGCAAGAAATCCATCTTTTAGATGATGAAGCGGATAGTATAGCGTGTGCAGTCATATTAGCCTTTTTAGTCAGATTAGTGTATATATACTAATGCAAAAAATGGGACCTGTCAAGTCCCATTTTGACTAAATATCTTTTTTATGACTTTAGGGCGGAAATTAGGTTAGCTATCTCTTTGTTAAAATCGACTACAACTTCCGCTTTAAGATCTACTTTGGTATCGCGGGTTTCGCGATAGTCTTGCTGGAACTGGCCTCTGAGGGCAATCTCGGCTAGACGGCTATTATAGTTCTTATTGTCCACATTGGCTAGGAGTTCCCGTTCCCAAAAGGCTTGGGCATGGACTAGGGAAAGATCTAAGGCTTCGGCAAACTCTGGATACTTCTTTTTCCAGGCTTCTGCCGTTCCTTTTGATATGCCCAATTCGGACCATATCATTTTTTGCGATGCGCCCAGCTTACCTAGTTCGATCATACGATCGCACATGTCTGGGTCATACTTAGATTGGGGGTGTTTTTTGGTTGCCATTATTTTTTAGCTGTCTTTGCAGACTGAACAAATGCGTCCTTGGTTGGTGCGCCTTTGGCACCGGGTTTACGCATCTTCTCACCGGAGCCGGCTTTGATGCGCTCTCGTTTGGCGTGGATGTTGGCATAAAGGCCGACTGGGCCGCCAGATTTCATTTTGGGAAGGCACTTAAAATCATCCATAAATTAACCCATAAGTTATACACCACAGCTCCAATAGTAACTTATAAGTTACTAACATAGCTACTGGCACGGTTGTTAAATAAAAAATGTCTTTTGTTGTCATGTGTTTGGTGGAGTAGCACGGTACTGCCCCGTGGTCCGCTGGGTTGCATATCAGCCTTGGCCCCTCGTCGAAACTATACCTACCCCATTGTAAAAAAGTCGCGACTTTTTTGTAAATTGGTTCAAAAAAGTCGCAACCGATACTAAAATACTGCAGTGATACGGTTAAAGCGCTTGACGCCGTCAACCAATTGAGCCTCAATTGTGGTGCTGATAAACTTGTTCATCTCAATTGCGTTGTCAATGATTTCGTGCATTGTGGGGAACTGGGGCGCTTGCTCAAGCAGTTTTTTACCAGCTTCGTCAGCTACTTCCCAGGCTTTTAGCTGGGCGTTGTACTGCTCGGTTAAGAACTCCTTGGAGGTCTTGAGTAAGTCATAGCGTAATTCAAATGGATTCATATAATTCTCCTGTGTTTGTGTATGTAAAATGGGGGTTCCGGGCGCCTCCCGGCGAGACGTACTACCCTATACTTACTAATGCAAAATCTACTGCTTTTCCGCCCCATTTGGTTTAATTAGGAGTTTATCGCGCTCTTCAGCGCGAGCCTTGGCCTCCCTAAGTGACTCATTGATAATGAGTCGGGTTACTGCTCCAGCCATTTCCTGGATCTGTTTCTCCTTGGCTGCTTCTTTGTCCTCCAGCGCCTTGTCTATATCGTTACGGATACCGGCCCGGTCCAACAAATCTTTAAGTTTCATCTTTTTGCGCTTTCTCAACCGCCTCTAGGTTTTTCTTTGCTTGCTCAACCTGAGGACCTGCTTGTATTTGAATTGCATTAATAATGTTAACAACTTGAATAAACGGTGACTGTGCCAACACATTTAACAGCGTGTTGATGTCCTTTACAGAAAACTCTAGTGTCACATTAAAATCATCTAATAAATCTTTGCTCACTTCTTACCTTTCTTTATTTTAAGTTCTACGTCCACATCCGGCTTATATTTGTCTAGTTGCACAAAATGACCGTTTCCTACCATTTGTTCAAAGCCATCCCACAGCCGTTGGTTCTGAAGTTTTGCGGCGTACTTGATCCCGCTGATATAGTTATATACCTCATCTTCGGTCATGTGCTCGGGCTTATCTAAATACTGCCGTAAGAACTCGTCAAGGTATTCCTCAATCTGAGAACACTTTATAATATCTTGCTCCAGGTCAAAGCGGTCGTATTCACTCCACAGATTCATTTTTTACCTTTCTTTTTTGGTTCATCATCACGAATAGTTTCAAACAGATTTTGAAAGTCCGCAGCAATACGTTCTTGTAAATCTATTAATTGCTTTTCAACATTCCAATACGCTAGTTGCATTTCTTCTGCGCTGAGTTCTTTAATTGCACAGTTAACTGCTTTGAACGTTGCTACCGCACTTTCTAATTCAATTGACGCATTTTCTAACTGCATTAATTCTGTCCAGTATTTCATACATTTTTTCCTTGATTAAATCTCATACACTGAGCGGCGGCTAGGGTTATTTCTGGTTTAAACGGCAATGTTAAAAACTGTTCTTTCATTTTAATACAATGAGTTTCTGGAACAGCTATATCGCTTGCCATGAAATCACATTTAGTTCCTATGCACATAATGGCTACAAAGATGAACTCCATCATTGGACTCCCAATCTGCGTTCAATTTCACGATCAATATACCAACGAGCTTTGCGCAAGTCTTCAATGGTATCGATTTTTAAATCAGCGCGCCAAATATATTTAATAGCATTACCTAAGCAAAAATTCATATGCTCAGTAATCTGTATGCAGTCTACACCGCTGGGGTGTGCCGTATAGTGCTTAGGCTTGTTTACTGGATCGTTCACGTCTCATCTCCCTTAAATGTTCATGCAAAATTTTAACTTCTTCCATTGTTGAGCATTCCCAAACACCCATCAACTCCCCAAAACGTTTTTCGCTTAAATCAACGTCTTCAACACCCATAAGTGTTTCCATCATGTAACACCCGTCGTATAAGTATTCAATTACAAAATGGCTCATAGTCCTAATTCCTTTTTGATAAACTCTACACCTTTTGAGAAATGGTAACGCCAATGTTTTTCGGTTACATGTATTTCATTATAACTCTGTCCATTTAAAAAAGCAAGCAAAACCTCCCGTTGTTTAAACGGCATGTTGTTTTCTATCAAATTACGGATGTCTTGGATGTCATCTGGTTCCCAGGGTAGCCAGCCTTCAATAAGTTGGGTGGATGTGCCCTCCACGTCATCTTGCTCTAATGGATCTGGGTCTTCGTCTGATAGTCTTGGAGTAACTGCTTGGATTTTATGTTTTGTTATCATACTCGTGTGTCAAAAATTGCGGCTGCGTAAATGTTCCCCATACCTGCGGCTAGGCTTAAAATCTTTGGCTTGCGTTTAATCATCATGGGTTCAGACAAATAAACATCATCTTTTTGGGTACGGTTTGGAATGGCTGGCACTATACCTGATTGCAAACTATCTAATAGCAAACAGGTCTCCAACAAACCTGACGCGCCCATTGTATGTCCTATTATTTGTTTAAAGGATGTCGCAATAAACGGCGTATGAAACAACGCCTGTAAAGCCGCTTTCTCAGACATGTTATTTGACTTAGTCCCTGTACCATGCGTTTTAACAATTTGTATCTCCTCTGTGCTTATGTTACCTGATCGTAATGCTAGGGCGGCGGCTTTTACAAAACCTTGCCCATCTTCACGTTGCCCGATTGCGTTGGTGCTTTGTTCACTAGCCACACCAGCGCTTATTAGTTTTGCTTTTGGTTTATTAACTAATACATTCTCATTCTCAAAGACGGCAAACACTGCGCCCTGACCGATGTAAAACCCGCCGTTATGGTGGTCAAACGCAGATGGTTTAATTCCTTGCTGTTCTTTATCGTATGTCAAACACGCGCCCGATTCGCCAAAGAAATGCAATACCTTGTCGTTGATAGTGTCCTCTACGCCCAACACGCACACCCGATCAAACCCTTGGTATGTCATCAGTTGGCACACGTCCGACATAACTTTGAGGCTGGATGCACAAGCGCTGGCATCGGTTGTGATCAAATCGTCCGCCCCGCACATCTGCCCGATACGACCAGCGTACACCTGCGTCAGTGTGAGTGGTAGTAGTTTGTAGTCATAGGTCAAACGGCTTTTCTTAATAGCGTATGGGTTGATACCGGCAAAGTGTGCGTTACCAGATGCCAAGATAAAAGCAGTCTTGCCTTTGCGCTCTCTAAGTGATCTAAGTAGTTCCACATCTAACACACGGTCAGCCAGCTTGTGCGGCACGTAAACTAATCCGCTATCTTTTTTGGCAAACAATTCTGGAAACCAGAATGCTCTTTGCGGATAAGACATTTCATCGAATAAATCAGTATGGGTTGCCGCCACTGTGCGGTAGTCTGTTAAGTAGATCATTTTACGTTTTCAAGTGCCTCTTCTACGGTCTTTGGTGTTTGTGTGGAGTGTTTAAACATAAACTCAAATACATCGCGGATTGTGCTTTCTTCCGTGAGTTTCATTAGTTTGACGTCTTCCTCAGACACACCATAGATGTCGGACAAATAAACACCGACCATCAAGAAGTCCAGGCTATCAAGACCAGTGTCTTTAATTAATGTGTCGAGGCTTTCTATCTTTAATTCATCGGCACTCACAGGTCTTGCAACCTTTACGATGCCGTTCATAATTAGTAGCAGTTCTTGGTCTGTCATGCTGTTTCTTTCATGTTAAGTGATTCTAATAACGCTTCTTGTAAACTTATTTTACCATTTAAAACTCGTATCACTTGTTCATCAATTGTTTTACTAATTGTCAAATGATGAATGATAACCGGTTTTTCCTGCCCTTGCCTGTAAATCCGTGCGTTGGCTTGGATGTAGTTTTCTGAGCTCCATGGTAAATCAAACCACACAGTCTGTGCTGTTTCTCCAACGTTGCACTGTAGATTGAGCCCAATACCCCCGGACTGGGGATGGGCAAGGAGCATACGAATTTTGCCATCACGCCACGCTTGGATGTTGTCATCATCCAGCACCACTGCTTCGGGAAACTTCTCTTGGATTCTCGCAAGCGCATGCTTGAAGTGGTAGAACACGAGTGTGGGGGACGAGGACTCTTCCATGATCGACTCAAGGTATTCCAATTTAACATCGTGTACTTTTTGCCAGCTTCCGTCTTCTGCATACACCGCGCCTGATGTGAACTGTAAGAGTTTGCCCGCCAGTGCTGCCGCTGTTGGAGCCGTGATGAGTTCACCATTGATACTAGCGACCATGTCTTTTGTAAGTGTGTCATATTGTTTACGCTCCGCCGGGTTTATGTCTATTTTGTGATACAACTTAGTTAGTTTGGGTAGTGTCAAATAATCCTCAGCCCGCAGACTAAAACATATGTCACTAATCTTATCCTGTATCCTTTTGTCTGCCCCTGGCTGGAGCGCCCACTTATACACAACGTGTGTATGCCTGTTCATCTGCCCCGGTGTCAGGTACTTTGACCTGAACGCCGTTAAGCTCGTTTCTAATCTTTGCCCCAAATCCAAAATACCTACCTGTGACCACAAGTCAGCCATCCCTTGAGGTGTCGGGGTCCCTGTCAGAATAATACGTCGCTCGAAGCTCTTTAAGTGTTTCTTCAAGCTCTTGAATCTTTTCGTCGAAGGATCTTTGAAGCGACTCGACTCGTCGATTATCAGATTGTTGAATTGCATCTTTGGTTGATCCAACAACCATATCAAGTTCTCGAGATTGACTACGTACACGCTCGAAGAACTCTTCAACGCTGCTAACCGTTGACTCGGGGTGCCCAATATCTTGGCTACCTTCAGGTGTTGTAGGTGTTCCCATTTCTGTGTTTCCTGTTCCCATACTGTTTCCGCTACCCTCTTTGGCGCTACGATAAGAGTTTTCCCCTTGAGTTGCTCCGCGATAATCGTTAGCGTCGTCGCTGTCTTTCCAAGTCCAGGGGGTAGAAACAGACCCAAGTTCGGCACCGACTGCGCCCGGGATATAATCTCCTGCTGATACTGATGTAGTTGTGTTCTCTTTAGCACGTCGGTTTCCTTTTGATGCGTTTTCTTTTTTAGTAAGCAAGGTTAGATTCCATGGAACGTGTAATCCGCATACATCTTTTCCTTGCAACGGTTCAATATGTTCAACTTCATATAATTCCTCCATAAAAATTGTGGCTAGTTGTGCTCGGCGATACCATACTTCTATTTCCGGTTTTAAATGCAACTTGCCCCATTTTAACATGCGGTTTAATTTTGCAACACGATACCGACTACGTTTAGCATTTGCTTTGTCTCTATTATTTTTAGACCAGCTTGCTGAGTATTCCCGATCACAAAGTTTACAATACGTTTTTAATTCATCTTGTCTGTATTTGTCTTTATTAAATTCGCTATAGCTTTTTAACTGTTTGCATTTTGGGCATTGCTTGTTTAATAAAATCATCTACGTCATCCTTGGATCTTAAAATGTGAACAGGAAAGCCTTGTTCGCCTAGTTGGTCAAAGACTATCTTTTGTCTTTCGCTTATTTTTCCTGTCGGTGTTTTCAGTTCCACTAGGAACACTTGCTGGTTCAGGAACACTATTCTGTCCGGCACTCCCGATATCGTGCTTAACCATTTCAGTGAGAGCCCGTTCAATTTTTTCACGGATTTGCTCAGATGCTGCTCGATGTCGCTTTCTAAAATTCTCATAGTTTTCTTGCTCCGTTGCGTATGCCGCAAACACTTGTTTAAACAAATACTCTGTAAAGTAGGCTCGGGTTTCATCACCAATCTTGGCTTCGTCTTCCCCAATATACTCAAACACATGGGTGACAGTGTGCACACACTCATGCACTATGACACCAATACGTTCAAGTGGGTCGTAGTCCTCCATGGCTTTAAGATCAAACACAATCGCCAGCATAGCGTTTTGTGTGCCCTCTTGTTGGATGTAATGCGACTCTGCTACACCGACATCTAGGCTTGAATGTTTAGTTGTTATCTTAGAATGTTTTAGCGCCGCCTGAAATGAATCATCCGAAAAACATACCTTTACCTTGGCTTCATAAAAACCAGTGGTTGCTATATAAAACGGCAATGCTTTTTTGTTTTTCATTTTATTCCGTGTGCCTTTTCTATTGCTCGGGCAAACGCAATTATGTCACCTTCCGTTTGCATTCTAATTCCAATAATCTCTTGATTTGTAAGGGGTTTTGATTTGTAGATTCCGCATAAAAATGGCTTTGGCTCCGTGACTACGGCATCCTCATAGCCAGGTTGGTACGGTGCCTCTGCTACATAGTTTGGTTTCATTTTTTCCTCATCATGTTTAATTATCCACTGTAACGCAAGAGTCAATGTGTTAAATGCTGGTGATTTTATTGACCCATTTTCCCAATAATAACTAGGCACATCGGATACTTGCCAAGTGTCCCCAATCCATTTAGCGGTTCTTTCATGGATTGTTTGTAAGTTCATTCTATTTCCTCATACCAGCCACGTACATAAAAAGCATCCCCAAAGTCTTTAACTAACTTCTCAGGGTAGCCGTTCTCAATTAGCCACTGCACAGTGTTGTCGACGTGCTCGGGTATCTCTTTAGGAAATCCGTACAACCACCCTTTGGGTGGATCAATCATTTTAACTTTCATTTCTCACTCGCTTTCTTTAGTATTGCTCTAGCAAACTCAAGCATATCTTCACCATCATGGTTAAAGTCTTTGTAATAAATTTCTTCTATTTCCTCATCTGTTAATTCTTTTACTGGATGGGTGTAGAGTGGAATAAAGTCAGGGCAGTAATTCTTCTGAACATAAAACTCTTTTCCGTTTGACATCCACGCTACTGGTTCATTGTTCATTTCTCTTCTCTTCGCAAATTCTTCTGCCTCTTCTAACGAGCAGACTTTATACTCATCGGTTGGTTTCATTTTTTATCCCGTGGTATTCTTCAACTGTTCGCACAAAGTCGCGCATGCTCCACATTTGGTTGGTTTTATTCATGTTGATAATCATTACGCGGATCTCTTCGTCGGTCATTGGTGTGCGATTAACTGCATCCTCATATTCTTTCACTGTGTGGTACATACTAACTCCTTCCAATTTGTTTCTTCCGGCATGATGTTGATCGTGGTGCCCTGCTCCTTTGCCTTGGCGATCAGGTTATTGAGCACTGATGCGCCGTACAGGTGTGAGCCGTAATTATGTTTGTAGCACCGGTACACAGACCCCGAGGCGCCATGAAAGTCGTAGTATTGTTTCTCTTCATCTACGCCCACGATGCCACTATTCATCTGCCACGAGTCTGATCCGGCATACCCGCCATACCAACAACCAAACACGCGGTAGAGGTGCGTGTCGCCGGCGATTACTTCGATCACTACCCACCTGTCCGGTGTGTTCATAATCCAAACCTCCTCGATGGTTTACGTTTGCCAAATCTTACGTATATCTTTAAAGCACATAGACGTGCATACGTTTGGTTGCGCCACCCTTGCGCGGCTCTTCGGTACATCTGCATACGGGCGCGTTTGTAGTGGTTTGGTTTCCCATTTTTGCTAATAAACACAATGCGCCGTTTACCTACTTTACCAAATATGCTGGTAAAACCGTTGCGCAAAATGGTTTTCTTAAAACGAAAAGGTTTCATCGTCTGCGTTTCTCAATGGTTACAAACACCGCCACCACATCCTCTTCGTCACTTACGCTTACATGCGGGTAATATTTGTTTTTCTTTACAAAGTCATACACCCAGCCATTGAGCGCAAAATACGGGCGCCCGTTGTCGTCATTTAACAACTGCACAAGATCCATGTTAGCAATCGGACTTATGCCAGACCCAAGTGCTTTTAGAAACGCTTCCTTAGCGGCGAATCGAGTGGCTAGGTAGTCTGCTGGTTTACCTCTGCGCTCGTATTCTTGTTGTTCATGCAAACCCAAAATGTTTAACGGCACTCGTAGGTTTTTAAACCTGTTTACCTTGACAATATCAACACCCACTCCAGCGATCATCAGAACACTCCTTCGTCTTCAATTACGTTTTGGTCAACATACTTCTGTGCCTTGGCACTTAACTTGATACCATCGTACACATGTTTGCGCTGACCGCCTACCATCGCCTTTGTTACTGTGACTGCATGCTCTTGAGTCGCCGCTAAGAATCTGCGTTTAAACGACATCTCTGTACCAAATGGCAGGTTCTTCTTGGTTGCCCAATGTTTGAAACAAGCAAACACATGATCCTTTGGCACTGACGATGATGGGTCGAATGTTAGCACTTCCTCAGCAAATGCGCCGATTGGGTTGCCAGCCTCAGCCATCACTTCGATTAAATCCTTGCCGTTCTCAGGTTGTATGAAGTGACCGCCACGATCTATTCTGCGTTGCAAGCCTTCCATCGCCCAATTAAAAATGCCTGACAGTTCGCTTGATAACTTGTGGGATAGATCAGTGTCCTCTTGGTTGTAAAAGGATTTGGTCATCTTCAATACAATCATTCGCCCTGTGAGTGCGTTTGAGTTCTCGGTTAATTGCAAGGTCTCGTTGGAATAGATTACGATTCTGGTGGGGAGGTATCCGTTCCACGACTCCTTATTTTTTCTATTAACCGTAATAGTATCACCACCGACAATACGCAGAAGCTGGCTAACAACAGCAGAACGATTACGTTCAGGAGCGCGTGCATCAGTAAAAGAAGCCAGCAGTTTGCCGAGCCAAGGTTGCAAGCCGAAAGTATCACATAGTTCTCCTAGTTCGGGCGCCACTGTGTTGTGTTGTCCTAAGAGGGACACCAACACTTTATTGATTGTTCCCTTACCTGAACGGCGGGGGCCGATGATGTTAAAAAACTTCTGCTGGCGGGTGTCACCACTGAGGATGTAACCAAACATTTCTTGCAAGGCTTCTATCGACTGCGGGTCGGTTGTCCATACAGACTTTAAAAAGTTATCCCATATCGGACACTTAGCCGATGGATCATACGCAAACGGCAACGAGTTCTGTGTAAAGAAACCCAATGAGTGCGGGATCAACACACGATCTTCGAGGTGAAACAGTCCGTTCTCCAAACTGATAAGTTTGGATGCTTCGGGTTTGTTTAAACGATAGGCATCTAACCAAATCGGTGGTCGGGTGTTTGCGTGGTTGGGTAAATGCACGATGGACTTGATCGCATCCATGCACGCTGACACCGATGCTGGCGATGGGTTGAATGGCACTAACTCACCTTTCTTCCCTGGCTTTTTGCATTTGTCCAGCAGTTTGTATAAGTCTGACCGAATGGTTGCCTCTTCCATGATCTCGTAGTGCGTTCTTGCATGCACATAAAAGTCATCCGAATAATGGACTAGGCGGTAGCCTTCCTCTGTGACATACTGATTTTCGAGAAAGGTACGGGCATGGTTCATAGCACCTTGGTCGAGAATGATCTCGCCCGATGCTAAGGCTTCTGCCCGCTCCATTTGGTTGATTTTAAATATAAGGCTTCGTAGGGTTGCACCTGATCCTTTAAAGGTTGTCCACTTCTTGTCACATGCGTTGGGTGTGTAGTTAGGCACACTGCCATCCCCATACGACCATCTATCCCACAACTCCAAGGCTTCCATATCGCCGTTGAATTGGTGGTGTAGCGCAAATCCAACAGACAGCCAGTCTGTGTAGCCTGACGATGGGTCTAGTTTGGCTAAGATCTCAGTTTCGACCTTGTGGATGTCATATCCTTCGACAGGGGGTGTGTAGTCCGCAAACGAGTCCCCTGTACGCCTTATTTCGCGCTCAGGGACGATATCGGTTAGGTCTTGAGGGGTGGGTGGCACCTTGCCACTGATCTCGTGTCCTGTGACCGTAAAATAGCGTCCACGGGGGTAGCACTCCAATCCTTTGTCGTGGTCTACATGGGCTGAGTGCATGTCGGCTCTGGTGAATATCTTGACCCCTGTGCCAGATGGGGAGACTTCCATATAGCCATCGACCTTATCTGCAATTTGCTGCAGTGCAGCATCTGTGAAAACCCTCTGTGTGTGGTCGTAGCAGTCATCCAAATCGATACCGACTAGGTTGTCGTGATCTGAGAACACAAAGCCCACTCCATCAAATCGGTTGGGGTTGTCTTCGTAGGCATGTTGGACAGATAGGAAGTCTGCCCAAGTGTCAGGGTTGGTTGACGATGCGGACTGTCCATTTGCCTGTGTGGGTATTTTAGACCAGCGTTTGGTAGTCTCGTCACCTATTTCTACATATCTCCATAGCACCCAACGGGGGATGCGTTTTAACTCCATGGGGATGTTGGTGAATTGTACGGGTAGGGTTTGTGGTTTAGTGTTCATAATTTTCATGTGTCTATACTAATGCAAACTTTGGGTATTTGTCAAGAAGTCGGACAAGTTGGACAATTTGGGCATAAAGTTGGACACTTTTTTATTCCATGAAATCAACAACTTGGCTCTAAAATTGTCCGACTTGTCCGACTTGTCCAACTTCTTTGCACAATTTACCATACCTCTATTAAATTTAAATTTTTTTTCTGTGAGTAAAAAAGTGAAATAAAGTCGGACAAGTCGGACAAGTCGGACAATTTTTCGATTAACTCCTTGATTCTGCTCAATAAAAAATTGTCCAACTTTCGTGGTTTTTGAAAATGGAAGTTGGACAAGTTGGACAATCATAACTTTTGGTTATATAGCGCGTAAATAACATGCGCGGATAGATATAAAAGAACTGCAAGCAAAGCCCTGTTGACCCACCTTTGGGTTTTCTCCTCGATGGGGTCAAAATCAATCATTTGCTTTCGATGGGGTTTACCCATGTCATCACCGACTTTCATTTAAGAATCTCGTAGCCTTTTCTTTCAACCATGATGTAAGCCCACCGCCTGAAAGCCTCCCTGTTTTTAGCAGTTTGGGGGTCGGTTTCATCCCAAAGGGCATCGATTATATGCTCACCTGTGCCATCGTTGAACTCAATTTTTATCATGTTGCCGTCTTTATCGTAAACATCGACTGGTATGGCTTTCATTCTTCCTCCTTCAATTTAGAAAAACTATCGGTCACACCCCGTTCCCGTTCATCCCAAGAATCTTGTGTGCCGTAGTCACCTCGGCTCATCCGCATTCTTTCTTCGTGCCTAAATCGTGGCTCAACCTCAAGCCATGCCAAGAATGCCTCTTTGTATTCAACCCAATCATCGTTTTGGACAAACATAGGGTGGTTCATACCTGCAATATCAACACAAGCCAAATAATCCCTTGATGGAATCCATTTCCTTGGTTTTGTTCTACAACCAATACCCATCTTATTACGAGCAGTTATATAGCGGTCATAGGCTCTTTGCTGTTCAAGGTTAAGTTCAATCATCGGTGCTTTCCTCTGCATATTTTTCTTGTTTAAGATTATTTAAAGAAATAGGTTCTTTGTTGATGTGACCTTGCAGTTGGTGTATTTTATTCTCAGACACCCCCATAATTGTCGCCAGCTCAGATATTTTAGGTTCTCGCCCTAATATTTGGGTCAAGTTTCGTTTGTTGTAGTTAAGTTTTTTTATTTGTTCCATAATGTTTATCGGTAATCGAATGAGGTTAGCCGTATTGTCTAAGTCCCTACGCACCCCTTTTTCAATAAAAGACCTAGCGTATGTGGCAAACCTAGCATTGTTTTTGGGTTGCCATCGTTTGGCTGCGATCAGTAGGGCTTTGTTACCCATCGCCAATATGTCCTCAACAGGCACTTTGCCATGATGCCATGCGGTCATTTTACGCACCACATACACAACAAAACGCAAGTTATGGGTCACTAACTTCTCCAAGGCAAGATCATCTCCCTTGGCTATCAGTTTGGCTAGTCGGTGTTCCTCTGCCACTTCCAATGGTTCAACGCCATAAAGCGACTGTAAGTAGTCACTTAAAATGTCATTTTCTTTCACTCTTCTCGCTTTCAAAGAAATATTGGAGAAGATTAGGGAACATACAAATGCCACCCGCTAAAAGCATAAAAATTAATCCCCATGTAATGCCTCCGCCATGATCGATTGCAACCATCGCAACTAGTATCAATAGAAAACCAATAAGTTTCATACAAATTCCCCTGGAAAAAAAGTCAAATTTTTGGACAAAATCAAAACGGGATAAGTCGCTTTAGGCGAATGAAAAAAAAAAAATTGAGCCTTCCCCTCCCCTGTTTAAACACTTTGCTCTCCAATTATACCACAACTGACCCTGTTTAAACAGGGTGCATTTATCGAGTCGTTTAAACATGGGGTCTAGGCTTTTTAAAAAGGGCTTTCACCCAAGGTTGCCAAACTATATTGGTATGGGTCTTGGGGCTTTGGTAGGGCTATGAGGTGAGTTCCCTCGGTTAAATAGGGCTTTGCCTCTTGTTTACTAGCGAACTTCCTCAGAGTTTCACCAAACTCATCAACTAGCATGAACTTATATACACTTTGTTTAAACATGGTATTCATTCAAAAAAAATTTGGAGATGTAATAGCAATCTTCACCTAATTTATTTCGTAGGTGTTCACCGACCCCATCAAGGGGCTTATTGTATTCGCAAAGGTCTAATATGCTTATTGCCTCGTTGATCCATGCGGGTAATTCCGCAAGATCAACAGTATAAACTATGTCTTTGCGGTTGCGTAGCCAATCAAGATCGGTGATCTTGTAGCGATCACCGACCCTATCTACTCTTAGCCAACTCATTCAAATACGCTATAAAAATTTGGTTTTCCTTTGACACCAAGGTCATCATGCACTTCACTACCGACCTCTAATAGATCAAGTATAACCAATTTATCTAATATTGTCTGTGGTAATTCAGCCCTTATAGCGACTGTTTTGGGTTCGTCTAAATGAGAATCCCCTTGATATTTTTGGTAGGTTATATCTGATCGTTTAAACCATACATGATAAAATACAGGATTGTAATCTTTTGATTGAATATATTTTTCATGGTTAAGTTCTAAATAATCCATAGCCTCTTTTAATTCTAAACTTTGTGGTTTGTATCCCATGTCTTTCAGTTTAAGAAAATCGGCATACATACTTTCAGGGACACTATGAGTATTGTGGGACATTTCCCAATTCATCTGTTGTTGTTTTTGCCTGATGTGTTGCCCCATAGCCCATAAATGGTTTGACTGCATAAACTCACCCATTGTGGGAAAACATAGCATCTGAGGTGCTTGTTTAACAATCGATTTCATGTGAATAGATGTCTTAGCACTATCGGGTGCTGATCCTACCCACCTACCACTTTTAAAACAACTACTTACATACCACTTTTTTTCATTACTCAAATAACCAATAGCCCCTATTCGTATGTCGGGTTCATTAGCCATGTAAACCTCAAAATAATTGCGGTTATCATCACCATAGTAATTTAATTCTTTTGGTATAAATGAATAATTAGGATTGCGTTTAAACAACTCATCACGCAAGGCAACAACTTCGTCAAGTATCTTTATATTTGTAGTCATATTAGTTCCAATTAGCATATTTATCATAAGACAACTTACCCAATTCCACCTCAGTCAATTTGAATGGTCTTACCAATCGATAGAGATCGTTTTGAATCTTTTTTGCAAGTAAATGAGTTTTGTATTCTACAACTTGCTTATACTCATCATTAACACGCACATAAGACGAACTTCTGATCCTGTCTTTGTAGTTTTCCAATACCCCTAGCCAACTTTCACTTGGGTCTTGTTTAAACAGTTCCTCTTTTGATATATTAGTGAGTGGATTACCACTTGACCATTTTTCAGTTTCAATAATATTGATCATGGCTTTAGCGTAGTCTAAGAATGGCTTGATGTTTTGATTAGCCACCTTGGTCTGATCTTTATCTAAAGATCGCACATATTCCCTGTGAACTTGATGTGGCTTAAAGTGTGAATCACCTTTTCTTTTAATAAAAACTATATCACCCTTAGCCATTATGTAGTATTTTGTTAGTTCCTCGACTGTGTGGGCGATATACTTTTTGCCTCTGTGGTTATGCACTCCAAATTCTCTTGGTAATTTGTAGTGGTAAAAATAAAGCATAGAGGGTGAGTTTAACCAATGAGGATTCATTGTCCCATAACTGCCTGTTGGTGTGTGGATAATAATAGTTTCAGTATCGTAGCACATTCTAAATGTGATCGCCCTACAATGGTTGTCATGCTCTTTTTTGTCTTTGCTAACATACGCATAAGAATTGCAAGTTAAGTAATATTCCTCATCACTCACCTTAATAACTCTATCCTGTGTTCGACCCCTTTCACCGACAGGGCGAATGTTTAAACACTCCCGCTTACCCCTGATCGGTTTTGTGTTTTCGTAAATCTCTTTAACCTTTTCAAAGTTTAAGTATTTATTGGGGCTTTCACTTTGAACTTGAGATGATGACCTCATGCCTTTCCAATGTCCCATTTTATTTGCCTTTCAATGCTTGTTTATAAGAATAAAACTCTAAAAATTTGCTAACTAATTGCGGGTGAAATAGGTATAGCCAATCCCACAATTCCTCGGTCATTTTTTCCTGATTCATAAATCCCCCATTTCAATATGAATTGTTGATCCCACATTGGGATTAGCATCTTTGTTATCAAGTATGCACCACAATACAGGGCAACTCCATTCACCCCATGAACATACATAACCATCTGTAAACACAATGGCACACTCAGGCACGATATTGTTTTTGGTCATGTATTTGCCAATACAATCGGGATCAGTTCCACCACCACCTTTGGGTTTTGTGGATTGTGTCATTTTGTCGAACTCGTTTAAACCATATACCTCATGCCCCGCAACTCTTGTATCCCAATAAAGTAGATCGACCAATTCGGGGTTTACATTTTCCATCATGTTGGCAACTTCAGATATAAAACGATTCAATATGTAATTATTAATAGACCCTGATGTATCAATAGCGACCACCACTCGACCCATTGTTTCACTTACGCTAGAGGGCATATAAATATCGTGTTGTAGCCACCTACGATTTGGTTTAGCCCATGTGCTATCGTCTTTGCCTTTGCATACTGCACTAACGAACTCAGCAAGGGCGGTTTTCCAATCGACCTTGGCACTCATAAGATCAGTAAATGCTCTGTTTTGATTCCCGCCTACTTTACCCGCTAAAATTGCACCTTGTCGTATGGCTTGATCAATCTCTTTGGCTAATTCTTTTTTCTCTTGCTCGGTTAGTTTTTCTGCGTTTTCCCAATCGTGGTGATCCATTGGTTTAAACGCACCACCCTCGCCATCACCCTTGCCACCACCCCCGCCACCTTGGTAGTCAGGCAACAATGCGAACACATCTGCGGTGCTTAAACCTCTAAACTTTTCGTCATATAACCCGCCCTCGGGCAACACGCAAAATGGTTTGCCATGATTGTCGAGATTTTGTTTACCCTCATCTACGATCTCAATGTTAATCACAAAATCACAAGCCACATTGGTCTTAATTGGGTTGATCTTGGCTAAGTGTTTCCATGTATCTAAATGGCGATACATCTTGTGCTTTGCCTCATGCAAGATTAGCCCTCTTAGTTCGTTGTCGGTTAGCGAATCTACGAACTTGCGACCATACCAAATATCCCGCCCATTAGTTCTAGCGGTTGGCTCGTTGTCATCAATCTTGGTATCGCCCACCATGATTAGGTTTGTGTATGCCACAAACCCACCATGCCTCATAATCTCAATGTGTGCTTTTTCAATGCGTTGTTCTGCGGTTAGTGCCATGTTAAACCTTTCCCCAATATCCATAAACCATCTTGTTTGAGCAATCCCAAATATCATTGGGAATACCATCTATTACTGCCACATAATGCCCCGCTTGTCTAGCAATTACAATTCCACTTGGCATATCTGAACATTTCGCTTTTCGTCCAAATAAAACTTTGCCCTCTGAATTTTTATACCCCTCAAGCACTTTAAATTTTGGTGCTGAGTGCCAAACCCACCCATGCCTTTTTAATACATCAGAATACACATCTTTATAAATGCCGTTCCTTGCGGATTTTGTAAACCCTTTGTCTTTGTTGGCTTGGGCTAATTCGTTGTAGGCGGTTTGGTAATCAATACCTAACGCTATTGCCATAGCCCTTGCCCCACAATCACCCGCTTTGCCTTTATAACCCGCTTTGGATCGACCACCATCATTAAATATAAAATTCATAATTGCCTTTCATCAAATCCATACTATATTTTCGCCCACCTTGCTTGGAAAATATATTAGGGCAAACCCTAAGTTTGTCATGTCTTGGTTTCACAATGTGAAATAGTTTCATGTCAATAGGTGTTTACCCTACCCCCATGTTTAAACATTACTTTCAATCTTCGGATTGGCAAAGCACTTCGTAAAATTCATTTTCTAAATCTTGAATTTCATCTTCGGTTAAATCTACATAACAAGGGGTTAGGTCATAATCCCACCCACTTCGTTCACCATCATTACCATCAAAGGTATAAGTGGCAATTATTTTCTTACCCTCTACATCTACCTCATAAAATTTTTGATACGAGCCAAAAATTTGATCAATCAACAATGGGTCTTTAATCTTAGGCATAGTTTAAACATTGTCCTCATAGGTTAGGTATGGTTTGTATGGTTTGAGTGCTTTACCAAAAGCCATGAGCATTGGGTTAGCCTCGTCAATGAGTTTGGTTTTTTCCTCAATCGTCTTAACCAATCTCAACTTATATTGCATGGTGTTGGATAGATCGAGTTCAATTTTGCTTTTTGGGTTTGGCATGGTTATTTTGCTTTCCTTTGTTGGTCAATAAATGCTTGTGCCTCATTGAGTTTGTCATTGAATCCATACATCTCAGCAAATTCCTGATCGGGTGCTAGGTCAATGGCTAAGTTCATAAGCATATCAATAATTTTAATTGCCTGATCCATGTTTAAACACTCCCAGAGAACATATAGTTATTATCGGTAGCCCACTTTACGAACTCTTTATTGGTTGCAACAATGGCTTTTTTCTGTGTTCGCATAGCACTCGTAGCAAATAAACCCTGTGATTCTTTGCTTAATCGGTTCATGTATGTAAGCCACTTGGGTAATGTTTCCTTGTCGATCTGTTGAACTGCCGAATACACAAGCATACAAACTGCTGAGGGCGATTTGGGAATGGGTGCTTTTGTTGGCTCTTTAATAATGCTTTCCCAATCAGGCAACTGCTCTGACAACTGCACAATGGTCAATGTGTCATAGGTTGCACGATCCCCAATAGTGCCTTTAAGTGCGTGTCCGAGAATGTCGATCCCCAATGGTTTGACCTTTTTAATAATGTCGCTTGCCTTTGACAAACTGCGAGGGGTTGCAAAAGCGGGGCGGGGTGTGCGTGGATCGTAGATATACTCATTATCTTTTGGGTTAGTGTAATCCTCGAAACTCGCTAACATCTGCGGGAATTGCTTTACAGTCTGCAAGATTTCAGGGGCTATGTCGTTATCCAATGCAAAGTTTTCGAGCCACTCGTCAGCCGTAGGTTTACGCACCTTTACAACTGTTAGGCGGTTGCGTGCATGAGGGGGCAACATATCGCCTATGCCCTCATTGGCTAGGTTAGTGGTTGCAAATACAATCGATCCATTCGGTAGTGAGTAAGTGCCTAGTTTGCGTTCTAGCATTAATCGTAAACAAGCATTCATAACTGCCTTACTTGCCTTGCCGATCTCATCAAGCATTAATACGATTGGTTTGTCATGGTGAAAACCAAATTCCTCATTAGGAATAAATGAGCATACCTCTGCCCCGTTTAAACTGCGTATCTTCGGCACTAGAAAATCGCCTACATCTTTGGTTGTCATATCACCATAACAATAATGATATTTTTCCCCTAATTTTGCTCTTAATGCGTGTAGGATTGATGATTTACCGATACCCATCTCACCCTGAGCCAATACAGTCGTATGCGTTCCTACTGCTTGAATAAGGTTGGTTGTATCCTGTAATGAAATGGTTTTATATAAGTTTGCCATATGGCTTTGCCTTTCGTTTCGTGGTTGGTAATTTGATAATGCCTAATAATGTTAATAATGCTTTCATACGCTAAGAATAATGCCTAAAAATAAAATAAACAATATGGTCAATGCAATTTTTTCTAATAAAGTTTCATTGTTCATGTTTAAACGCACCCCCTCTTAGTATGTCTAAATAAATGTCATTGATCTTAAACACAATGTTGTCGATCACTTGCTTACCATATCTGTCGCACATCTTGTAATAAGTTTTATAGTCATCATAATCTTTGCCAATGTCGGCTATGGTTTGCACGATCTCATAAAACTGTGGCTCTGTGAGTGTCGGTCTATGTTGGTCAATAATCACGATCTAACCCCTCGATCAGTTCATTTATGCGGGTTTGGTATAGTTCGCCTACCCTTTCCAATTCCTCAGAATCAGCCCCATAAATGTAAAAGGTTTCGTCTAATATTGCCTGTGCCTCTTTCACATCATCACACACCCGCAAATCGTCTAGGATTTTATTAATTGGGTTAGCCATGTTTAAACACTCCCTATAAGTTCGTTGTCCCAATAGCGTTTAACTGTGTAGCCTAATAATTCAATTTGGGTAGCCATTAAACTATTGACCCCCATATAAATTAAATTGCCACTTTCACAAAAAACCTCAAATCTAAACTTAGTCATGTTTAAACACTCCCCTATTCGGTTTCGGTTTCGAGTTCACTCGGATCAGTCGTTAGGTCGCAACTGTCGAGCCAATCATTAAACCCGCATTGATACGCTATTGGGTCTAATTCCTTTAACACTCTGCTAGGGTCGAACTCTATGCCCGCTATGTTTATGGGTGAGTAGAGTTCGTCTAGCATCTCGTCATAAAGTTCATACGCTTTTGATTCGTCAATATATTCAATCATAATCTGCCTCTTTGGTTGTAATGGTTTACTGCCCCCGCTTGTATAGGCGGGTCTAGGTTGGTTCACATAATTTGCCTCTTTGGTTGTAATGGTTTAATGCCCCCGCTTATCTAGGCGGGTCTAGGTTGGTTTAGAAAATAGCCCCCTGTGGTTGGTTGGTCATAACTGATATTTAACTGTCAAATCGTATTCCTCTTGTCGTTCCTTTTCGGAATCGATCTTAGCAATACGCACCTTGAATTGAATCGTGGTGAGTAATTGGCTTGCGGTCTTTGGCTCAATATCCAAATCGGTAAGCATGGAATATGCACCCCTGTAAAATTCGGTATTGTCGGGGTCTTGTTTAAACGCTACCTTGTATAGTTCCAAAACCTCTGCCACTCTTACGATTTCATTTATTGATAATGTGATTCTGTTGTTCCTCATGTTTTCCCCTTTAGTTTAAATCATCTCTAACGATATACCCAAAAGCAAAAGATGTAAAGATTAACCCTACTACGCATATGGCTAATGCCTTTTCTAGCACCACATACAGGCACAAAACGAATATGGCGGTGAGAATAACTGTGGTGATGATCAATGGTAAATTACGCATTTTGTTGCCCCTTATTGTTCGTAAATGAAAACTGTCCCGCCATCATAAAACTCGGCATATAACCCCATTTTGTTTAGGGTCTTTTCTAGTTTCGGGTGTATCCCCAATGTGTCGGGGTAGCCGTAAAAACTAAACGCATAATCCCCCTCTATTTCACTCCCCTCACCTGTCCAAATTGAATTGGCATGGCTAGAGGCAAACTCGCCCCCATCTTTAAACCACACACTCGGATAGAGTTTGGTTAATTTGTCTAATCTGTTTTTTAGTTTTGTTTTCATAACTGCCCCTATGTTTAAACAATGCGGGGAAAATCCCCGCCCTGTGGTTGATTAAATAAAACCTGTCAATTCGTCAAAGAATACCTGTGGCTTTTCTGTGGTTTTCTCTGTTGCGTGTCGATCCGCTAACCATTGGTTAATGTGTCGGCTAGTGGTTTTTGACCACTTTTGAGATGTCCTGTAATAGTTCCCTGTGTTCATCTCATAAAACGCAACAGGGGTCTTATAACTAAACAGAATATCCCCCATTGGTAGCGTTAGAACATTAATATTTTTGCTGATTGGGTTGAGTTCGATTGTCATGTTTTCAGTTCCTTAAAATGTGGTTTCGGGTTGTTTAACTTCAATGGTATAGCCTAACTCTTTGGCGGTCAATATCGTTGATCTCAATAGGGTTTTAGTATTGGCGATCTTTGCAAATAGTTTGGCTTGCTCGTTTACAGGGTAAAAAACCTCATTCCCATAAACTTGCTTTTTCTCAATGATTAATGTCTGTGTCATGTTTTTAGTTCCTATATGGTGTGTTTAAACATGGCGGGGGATAGCCCCGCCCTGTGGTTTACTCGTAAATAATGCCCTCATCTAATGCCACTTGGTAGGCTTGCTCATGCCCTAAAGTTTTTACGAGTTCCCATTCATCTTCACCGAACTCATAAACCTCAAGGGTGAATTGCTTAGTGGTGCGGTCATATTCCAAAACATCAGAATCATTAACTTGCCATGTGAACCCGTTAGGGGTTTGATCGCCTAACAATTTGGCGGGGACAACTTTTTTCTCTTTGATCAGTTTTAAGATTGTGAATTTCATGGTTTTGTTTTCCTATTGGTTGGTGTGTTTAAACATGGCGGGGGTTTGCCCCGCCCTGTGGTTTATTCCTCTGTGTCCTCATCATCTGAGGCGAAATCGTGCAACATCTCACCATGACCTAAAGGACAACGGGGGGTAGCGAGTTTGAGCCATTTACTACTTATCCGCATGGTGTAACCACAATGGACACAATCACACTTATGTAAGCGGGTAGATTGCTTTTTATAGGTAGCGTTTAGGGTAGCGTGTGGATATTCGCCCTCATATTTGACCCATTGTAGAATCGCCTGTTTTAAACCCTCTGTTGCATTGGTTGAGGTTGGTTTGCCCTCTAAACCTACGGCATAGGCACAATCAGCGAAAACCTTGTTATGCCCCTCTTTGTTGCCGACAGTAGCGTGACAAAGTTCATGAATCAAAACATCAACTACCCGCACCGAATCGGACAAACTCGGCACAATGATAATCTCAGTAGTGTTATCGCTACTCATTGAGGCGGGATAGCATTGACCCAATGTGAATCGCTTTTGATGTTTTTTGGTGTGAATCCCTTTGCTAGATTGTGAGCATGAAAGCCTAATATTGGCGGGGATTGTGTAGCCCTTACTAGCAAAATGGGGGCGAAGATATTTATTAGTAATGGTGTTGAGCCATTGTTCTCTATTGTTCATAAGTTCTATTCCTTAAAGGTTAGTAATCAAATAGCAAAATTGCTATACCTCAATCGTATAGATATGGTGTAGGAAAACAAGGGTTTTCATTCCACAATGTGAGAAAAATTACAGTTGGCGGTTATAACTTTTAGTTATGGTTTCGGCTCTCTTTATACTTAGGGTTTACCCTCGAAAATCGAGATCGCCTATCGTCTGAGGATACCCCCTTACCTCATTTCAAAAATGGCTTGTATGGGGCTTTAAATGCGTTTAAATGGATTTTCACATTATGAAATAATGGGCAATCGCTGGCTCGGCAAAATGCCACTATCTCGCCTCACCGCCTGATCGCCCCTCGCACCCGCATGGTTATTCATCTATATGCCTCAATGCGTATATACGCACCTACGCATATTGCACCGCAACATGATGCACCATATTGGTGCATTGTTTAAACGGGGCGGGCTGGTTATATGCATATGTGCGTATATACGCAAGCACGCATATTGCACCGCAACATGATGCACCATATTGGTGCATTGTTTAAACGGGGGTTATGTTGCACCGCACCAATGTTGCACCGCACCAATTAGGGGTTGCGTTTCACAATGTGAAATCGCATCTCACAATGCGGAATAGGGGGCTTTTCCTATTTGTCGATACCCCTTTTTTAGACCCCCACCCCCCACGGCCCGGGGGCCCCACAAAGCGCAAGTTTGTATATTTTTGTAATTTTTTAAAAAAGAAGTTGGACAAGTTGGACAATTTTGAAAGAAGTTGGACAATTTTTTATTTAGCAAAATCATAGACTTAATCGAAAAATTGTCCGACTTGTCCGACTTGTCCGACTTTATTTCACTTTTTTACTCACTTTAAAAAAAAGATAAATTTAATTGGTAGGGTAAAAGTTGCAAAGAAGTTGGACAAGTCGGACAAGTCGGACAATTTTTGAGTTAAGTATTTGATTGGATTAGAAAAAAAATTGTCCAACTTCCCAAATTTTTTTAAATAAAGTCGGACAATTTTTTATTTTTTAAAATGGGACGCAATGCCTAATTTTTTTGCATTAGTTAGAATATGAACGATTACGCATACCAAATCCAAGGTGCGCTCGAAAGCGTATCGGGGAAGTTTCGTGGCCTTAGAGTGCTGGTATGTGACCTTCACAATTTTGAAAGCGTAGATATACCGGTCGAAGTGTTTGATAGAGAAACAGTAAAGTTTCTTGAGTACCGCCTAAAGTTAACCGAAACTATGGATATCAACCGCTTACCAATACCAATCCAAAACAAAATTCGAGCGCCGTTAGGGCGATGGCTGGACTTCTGGGTCCTCGAAAACTTCTATGGCAATACTAGCAAACCAAAAAGTACTAACCCTTGACTATTGGAAGCCAGCAAACAAACTGCGAGTTGGCGATTATATTTTTAACAAAGATGGACAAATTGTCCAGGTTAAATTAATCCAAGAGTACCGCGCCCAAACCTGCTATGAGGTGTTGTTTAACGACTACCTTACTGCCGCTGGGGACGATAAGCTAGGATTTTTGGTAGAAACGCCAAAATACCGCCAAAGAATCTGTGAGTACCAGGGCAAGAAGAAATTTAGGCGCCCATTAAAGTTTGTATCCGTGGATAAGTTGGTAGATACCAACTTAAAAAACCATGCAAACAGGTTAATCTACTCAGTCCCAACCACAAAACCCTTATCTCTTCCCAGGCAAGACCTGCCGGTAGAGCCGTTTATCTTTGGATTTTGGTTTTTTAACCGACGAGCTAACCGAAGTATGGCAGCACCCCGGGGCACGTTTAAGTTTGTGGAGCAAAAATTCAAAGACGCGGGCTACAAACTGGTAATTGGTAAGAAAATTAACACCGGCGAGCGTGAATTTGTGGTAAGTCCCAGTATTGAATCACAATTAGCGCCAAACATACCCGCAAAAATACCCGAAAACTACCTATTAGCCTCGGCAGAACAACGAACCGAACTGTTGTGTGGTATACTGTATGCAAAATCAAGACAATATTCAAAAGCAAAAGATCAATTTCGTTTTACGTCGATTAATTACGGGCTTATGTTACAGGTTCAGGGTCTTGTCGAATCACTTGGCCATAGAACTAAGGTACAGTTTGATGACACTTACAGGTATTACACGATTAGTTTTAAAAGCCGCACAAAGTTGGTTGAAAATCAGGTTTCGCCACCGATAAAGGTACACCAGGCTAGACGGTACATCACCAAAATAACACCAATTGCCGCGCAGATGTGCGTGCATATTGAGACAACCGGACAGGACAACAGCTTTCTCGTAGGAGAAGGGTTTATTTCATGCCATTAACAGACAAACAAGAACTTATACTAAAAAAGTTCGCACAAAACAACAAACACTGGCCTAAGCAGCAGCTTGAGGCTGCCATTTGGCAGGTGCGGTGGCACTTACAAGCCTTAGCGCACCAGAGGGAGCCAGAAGATGGCGAATATGACACGTTTCTTATGTTGGCTGGCCGAGGATCGGGGAAGACGCACACTGCTAGCCATTGGATTGGCATTCGCGCTTGGCGTTTTGACAATACACGCTGGCTCGTTACCGCCCCAACATCAAACGATATACGTGCAACTTGTTTCGAGGGGGACTCTGGACTTCTCAATATCATTCCCCCGTCACTTATACGAGACTACAACAAGTCCCTTTTTGAAATTACCCTTACAAACGGGTCTCTTATCCAAGGAATCCCAGCTTCCGAGCCAGAACGGTATCGTGGTAAACAGTATCACGGCGCCTGGTTCGACGAACTGTGTGCGTTTGATTACATCGACGATGCCTACGATGGCGTACAGTTTACCTTACGTCTACGGGACCCACGCATCCCCCGAGTGCAGCAGATTATTACCACCACTCCCAAGCCAAAAGAATTAATTGTCGATCTTAACGAAGGAAAAATTGGAGGCGACGTGTATGTGTCAAACGCCTCGTCCTATGACAACCGAGCCAACCTATCAGAAACGTTCTTCAAACAGCTTGAGACTTACGACGGCACTGATATTGGCCGACAAGAGATCTATGGTGAGATCCTTGACCCGGAACAGTCGGGTATCATCAAGCGCAAACAGTTTCGCCTGTGGCCGGCGAACAAACCCACTCCGACGCTGGAGTATGTTATTGCGTCGTATGATCCGGCGACTTCTGAGAAGACTATGAACGACCCAACCGCCTGCACCATCTGGGGCGTGTTTGAACAACTAGACGCCGGCACGGCGGTCATATTGCTAGACTCTTGGGATGAGCACTTGTCATACCCGGAGCTGCGTAGAAAAGTAATTGACGACTTCAAGGAAGTGGTATACGGTGCGGACAACGACTTTGGCAAGGGCCGAAAGGCGGACCTGATCCTAATGGAAGACAAGTCGGCGGGTATCAGCCTAATCCAAGAACTCCAAGGTGCCGGTGTCCCGGTCAGGGGGTATAATCCTGGCAGAGCGGACAAGGTGCAGCGTCTTAACATTGTTGCACCCCTGGTAGCCAAAGGTAAAGTTTGGATACCAGAAGACAACAAACAAAAAGGAGAATACGCAAGCTGGGCAAAACGGTTCTTGCGTCAGGTGTGTTCGTTCCCAGAGGCAGGCGGGCACGATGACTATGTGGACTCACTATCCCAGGCGTTGCGTGTGTTGCGTGACTCAGGATGGTTGCAACTTGACCCATTACCAGCGAGGGATTATAGTTATGCCGATGAGGACTACTCCAAGAAGTTTGTCAATCCGTACGCCCAGTAGGGCGGAATACCCCCATTTATTGCATTAGTAGTATTATGAATCCCTTAAAGACTCCACACCAAAAATTAATGGAAGAGGCCGGAATGGCGCCTCATAGTCCGGGCATGCTCAAAACCCCACAACAAATGTTGATTGAGGAAACTAACGTGGTTCCTAGGTTTGCCGAAGGAAAATCAGTAAAAGACATGCAGGCAGAATTATTTGTGGCAGAAAATCCACAAAACACCGACCCCTATTCCCATCCAGCTTTAGTAAAAGCCTTTAACCAGTTTTTCAAATAAAACATGGCAAATCCAATACTTCCTATACAGATGGGCGCAAACCTGCCCGGTCTGGAGAATCAAGAAAACGTCAAAGAAGCTCAGATGCAAGACGTCGAAATGGACTACTACGAGGAAACTCTAGGTCTTGAGCCCAGTGATGTTGAATCGGAAGTTGTTGAATTAGAAGATGGTTCGGTTGTTGTAAATTTTCAAGCAAAAGAAGGCCCACGTAAAAATCCAGAGTTTTATGCCAACTTGGCAGAAAGCATGGACGAAGGCACATTACAGAATTTAGCCGTTGAGTATTTAGACCTTATTGATGTAGACAAAGAATCACGCACACAAAGAGACAAACAGTATGAAGAGGGATTACGAAGAACAGGTCTTGGTAAAGACGCACCAGGCGGTGCCACGTTTGATGGCGCTAGCAAAGTGGTACACCCAGTTATGGCAGAGGCTTGCGTTGATTTCGCGGCTTCGGCGTCTAAAGAACTTCTTCCGCCAGACGGTTTAGTTAAATCCAACATCAAGGGCGAATCAAACCGCCTAAGAGAAGAAACTGCAGATCGTAAGGTCAACTTCCTTAACTGGCAGTTAACAGAACAGATTCCAGAGTACCGCGATGAAATGGAGCAGTTACTTACACAGCTACCCTTGGGTGGTTCACAGTTTCTTAAATGGCGCTGGGATGAAGAACAAAAGCGACCACTGTGCGAATGGGTACCAATTGATAACATTTTGCTACCATACGCGTCTACTAACTTCTACACAGCGCAACGTGTAACTGAAGTACAAGACATTACCGAAGACACGTTTTTGCAGCGTGTTGAGCAGGGCATCTACATTGACATCGACAGTGCGTATTCATCTGACGCGCCGTTAAACGATCAGACCCAGTCTGAAAAAGCAAACAACAAAATTGAAGGCAAAGACATGCCTTCTAAGAACATTGACGGATTGCGTCGTGTTTACGAGATTACATGTTTCATGCGTTTGGAAGAAGACGCGGAAACAGACGGCCAACGTGCCCCTTACATTTTAATGATTGACGAGACCACAAGCAAAGTTTTGGGTCTGTATCGTAACTGGGAAGCAAATGATGCGAAGTTTGAAAAATTGGACTGGTATGTCGAGTTTAAATTTATCCCTTGGCGTGGCGCTTATGCTATTGGTCTTCCCCATCTTATTGGCGGCCTTAGCGCTGCTCTCACTGGCGCTCTACGTGCTCTATTGGACGCGGCGCATATTAATAATTCCCAAACACTACTTAAACTCAAGGGTGGACGAATTGGTGGCCAAAGCGATCGAATCGAACCTACGCAAGTAGTTGAGATTGAAGGCGCACCTGGAGTAGACGACGTTCGTAAGATTGCAATGGCTATGCCATTCAATCCGCCATCCTCTGTATTGTTAGAGTTAATGGGATGGCTAACCAACGCAGCTAAAGGCGTAGTAACCACCGCCGAAGAAAAAATTGGCGACGCTAGTAATGAAACGCCAGTTGGCACCGTGCAGGCACTTATTGAGCAAGGCGCTAAGGTATTCTCTAGCATCCACGCGCGCATGCACCGCAGCCAGGCTAAATCGTTGGCAATTATTTCCCGTATCAATCACTGGTACTTGTCGGAGATGGATAACCAGTCTGGTGAAGAAATCCAGGTTCGTGACTTTGCGTATAACAGCGACGTACGTCCAGTATCTGATCCTAATATTTTCTCTGAGACACAACGTTTGGCACAAAACCAAGCGCTATTGCAAATGGCTCAGAGCGCACCACCCAATATGTTCGACATTCGTGCAGTATATCGTCGAATCCTTGGACAGCTTAAGGTTCCCGCAATTGATGAGGTCTTACCAAATCCGTTAGGTGCAAAAGAATCCAACCCAGCGTTGGAAAACGTGTCGATGACTATGGGTCGACCAGCAGCAGCGTACCCCGATCAAGATCACATCAGCCACATCAAGATCCACATGCAATACGCTATGGATCCTGCATATGGTGGGAACCCCGTAATTGGTCCGGCGTTTGCGCCCCATGCCTTAGAGCATATCAAACAACATTTAACATTACACTACCTGCAATCTATGCGCGGTTATGTAGCGCAGGCCTCAGGCGGGCGCGATGTCCTTGAGTTGCACCAAGAAAAGCCGTTGGATTTGGAATCACAACAAGCCTTGGCCTTGGCAGCTCAGTTGGTATCACAAGATGCACAGATGACTATGCAGCCGTTTGTTCAGCAAATCCAACAGTTGGCGCAAAAAGTACAACAAGCTCAACAGCAACAGCGTCAAGTTCAAGCCGAGTCTGATCCAACAGCTCAGGTTATTCTTAAGACTCAAATGGCTGAAACCCAGCGTAAACAAGCTGAAGCTCAGGCTAGAATGCAGATGGAAACAGCTAAACATCAGCAAGATTACGAACTTAAGATTGCTGAACTGCAACGTCAAGTGCTTGACCTACAGGCTAAGTACGAAACTCAGGCTACTATTGACTCACAGAAAAACGCAACCCAAATTGCTTTGGCTGATATTAACAATTCCGCTAAAGAGCGTGTGGCGTCAATTACAGCCGGCGCCAGTTTGGCTGCTGACCATCTTGCTATGCAGCGAGAGCAAAATGAGCTAGCTATCCAGGCAACTAATGAAGCCGAACGTAGCATTCGTGACCATGGCATCGAAATAGAAAAACAACGTTTTGCACACGAAACCCAAATGGCTCAGAAAAACGCTGACGCCATGTTGGCACAACAGCAATCTGCAGTAGATGCACAAAATCAAGCAGCATTACAACAGCAACAAGCAAGTTTACAACCACCCACACCCCCAACAGGAGTAACAAATGTCTGATGAGAATTTAAAAGGTTTTCGCCAAGTTTACCAAGAAACTGGCAATATGGGTTACGGCGGCGGTCCTGGCGAGAAAAACCTCGACAAGGGCGCTTCTGGCAGCCACAGAGATAACAACTGGAAAAAGGGCGCAGCCCAAAACAAAATGGCTAAAGACTGCAGCATTGGCCCAAGCAAAAACCTTAAAGACATCAAAGGCGGCAATTTTTATTGATTTTAGGGCGGATTCCTTCATAACCTTGCATTAGTAAGATTATGAAGGACTTTATATCTGAAATTATTTCGCGTACGCGAGACGAACAAGCAAAACTGGCGATTACTCTTACCGCCGGCATTAATGTTAATTCTTTTGATGATTACCAGCGTCTAGTTGGTAGATTTGAAGGGTTTAAAGAAATTTTAGACATCATTGATGAAATTTTAAGAGAAGACGACGAAGACGAATCGTAAGATTTAAGAAAGGAGATGCCGCATGGCATTTGATTTATCACAAAAGGAAGACCCAGATCTTCGCTCGGAAGCCGAGTGCTTTCCGGACATTGATCCAGGTATTGAAGTAGCCGGAGACCGTGTTTTAGTGCAGTTACGACGGGAGAAGGATAGAAGCAAGGGCGGAATCATTTTAGTTGACGAAACCCGACAGACGTTACGTTTCAATGAGACTGTAGCTAAAGTACGCCAGATTGGCCCTCTAGCATATAAGTCGCCAGATACCCTAGAGCCTTGGATTGAAGGCCCCTGGTGCAAAGAAGGCGATTTGGTTAGAACCATCAAGTACGGCGGTGACCGTTTTGTTGTTAATCCGGATGATGAAGGCGCCCCCGTGGTGTTTATTACCATCCAGGCACGTGAAATTATCTCACGCATCAAGTCGTTTGACCATGCGCAGAAGATGAAAGCGTTTGTAGACTAATTTTGAAAGAAAATTATGGCAGATAATGAAAAAGACATACCCGTCAAAGAACAAACTGACGGCAGCGCACTGGTAGCGTATGAAATGGAACCAGATCCTCTTGCTGATGCTGAAGAAGAGCCTAAAAAAGAAGTAAAGGCAGAAGAAACAGACGAAGAGCCAAATGAAGATCAAGAAGATTCTTCAAATGAGCAAGATGAAGACGAAACAGACGAAGACCGGGAACGGATTCGTGAGGCACGCAGAGAAGAGCGTAGACTCAAAAAAGAATTAAACAAACAACGAGACGCAACAGCTCGTAACAAGATTAGCGCACTTGAGCGCCGCAACGCTGAGTTGGCTGAACGTTTAGCCAAAGTAGAAAACGCAGCAGCATCATATCAATTTGCACAACTAGATAAGTCCATCGAAGATGAGGCTACCAGAGTTGAGTATGCAAAAATGAAAATGTTGCAAGCCGCGCAATCTGGCGATGCAGCAGGTCAAGTTGAGTTTTTAGAGCAATTGACAGACGCCAAAGAGCGTTTAAAACAAGCTCAATATTACAAAAAACAACAGCTCGAGCAAGTAAAAGCTCCTAAGCAAAACGTACCAAACGAAATTAGCACTGAAGTACAATATAATGCAACTCAGTGGTTAAAGAAAAACTCTTGGTACGATCCGCAGGCTCGAGATACAGATAGTAGAATCGCCAAGGTAATTGATCAAGAACTTGCCGCAGATGGTTGGGATCCAAGTGATTCCGAGTACTGGGAAGAGTTAGACAATCGTTTATCGGCACGTCTGCCACACCGCTACACCTCAAAGGGAGGTCAGCAAACCCGTAGAGCGGGCCCAACGGCCTCTAGCCGGGTGGCAAACACAACCAGCGCAAAACCTGGAACCATTACGCTAAGTCGTGACCGTGTTCAGGCAATTAAAGACGCGGGTGCGTGGGACGATGTTGAGAAACGAAATAAAATGATCCGCGCATACGCTTCGTATGACCGCGCTAACAAAGGATAATTATCATGGCAAATACAAGAATCAAACGCGACTTAGAAGATCGTTTAGTAGATCGAGTCGAAGAGGTAAAAGACCGGATGGCAGCAGAAGATCCGGATGCAAAATCCCGGCGCGAACGTGCAGAGGCGTTCAGAGATAAATGGCAAAATAGCGCGTTGCCAGACCTTCCAGCAGGAGCAATCCCTGGATTCCATTTGTGTTGGTTATCCACCACAAATAATTATGACAGTATCGACAAACGTATGGCATTGGGTTATGAGCCAGTGAAAGCCGCAGAATTAGGAAAAGGCTTTGAAGCACTAGGTAAAATGAGCTCGGGCAAGTTTGAAGGCTGTGTTAGTTGTAACGAGATGGTTCTCTTTAAGTTACCAGAAGAAATCTATCAAGAAGTGATGCGCATGATGCACCTCGAGGACCCCCTCGAACATCAACGCAATATCACCGCATCCGTTCGGAGCACTGCTCAAGACGGCAAAGGCGGCAGATCTATTCTTGAAGGTGGAGTTTTGGAAATGGAAAAAGAGGCCGCAAAAGCAAATAGTAATATTCGCTTCCAATAACATTCTTCAAAATAACAAAGGAAAAACATAAATGTCCACAACATTTAAACCCTTTGGTCTGAAGCCTGCATACCATCCAAGCGGTTTGGACCGTGCCACTGCATTCGTGGGTACGAACTCTTTCCAAGCTGCTACTGATAACACATACAACGCTCCCTACTCTTTGAGTGCTGGTCAAGCGTTCTATCAATATCAGCCAGTTGGTCTAAATGCCTCAAACCAATTAACAATTGCTGCCGCATCAGCAACCGGCGGTTCCGCTGGTACTGTGTACGGCGTATTTGATGGTGTAGAGTTTACCGACGCCCAAGGCCGTCGTTCCGTATCTAAGTGGGCCTCTAAGACCCAGTTAGATGCTTACACACAAATCATTTTCTGGCTCTGGACAGATCCAGCTATGGTTTACGAAGCGCAGATCAATGGTTCTGCTGACGCTAGCTCTATCGGCGCACAGTATGACTTTAGTACTGCAACTGGTTACACTACTGCTGATGGTATCTCCATTGGTAACGGTGGCGCTGGTTTCTCAACCACTGCACTAGCAGCGGCCGCTGTAGCTACCACAGTACAAGGTCAGGTGCGTGTGATTGGTCTAGGACGTGAAGTAGCTTACCCACCCGGCGAAACAAATGCCTGGGGTGACACTTACACGATTGTTCAAGTACAGATCGCTAACAACACGTTTGTAGCGCCTAAGGCTTCGGTCTAACATTTAACGAAAGGAACTAGCAAATGGCAACCCCAATGCGCAGTACAGACTTTCGTGCGGTAGTCGAGCCGATTATCAACGAAGTCTTTGATGGCGTTTATGAACAACGCGCTGACGAGTGGAAGGGATTTGTAGAACAGATCCAAGGTATTCCACGTAATTATCACGAAGAAGTAATGCTGTACGGTATGAATGCAGCTCCTGCTATGCCTGACGGAACTCCTGTCAGCTATGATCAGGGCGGTACTTTGTACATCACTCGCTTCATCTATCAAATCTATGGCTTGGCATATGCCTTGACCAAGGTATTGATGGAAGACGGTGATCACATCCGTATCGGCAGCACCTTCGCCAAGCACTTGGCTCAGTCTATGATTGAGACCAAAGAGACATTGTGCGCTAACTTACTAAACTTTGCATTTACTGCCGGCTATACCGGTGGTGACGGCGTAACTTTAGTAAACACAGCTCACCCTGTAGCTAACGGTCTTACCTATAGCAACAAGTTGACTACCCCTGCCGCTTTGTCGCAGACTTCTGTTGAGCAAATCCTCATCCAGATCCGTTCTGCAATCGACAACAACGGTAAGCGTATTCGCTTAAAGGCCGAGCAGTTAGTAGTACCCCCAGCACTCGAGTTCCAGGCAGAGGTAATCCTCAAGTCTGTTCTCCGTTCTGGTACTGCTGACAACGATCTCAACCCAATCAAGTCTACTGGTATGCTACCAAAGGGTACACACGTTGTAACTCGTTTGAGCTCTTCCAAGGCATGGTGGGTACAGACCGATGCTGAGAATGGTCTCATGCTCGTAATGCGTCGTCCAATGGAGAAATCCATGGAAGGCGACTTCGAGACTGATTCTATGCGCTACAAAGCCACCGAGCGTTATGCGACCGGCTGGCACGATGCGCGTAACATTTTCGGTACGCAAGGCGTCTAAGCAACACCTCCGTAGTCATAAAGCCACCCCACAAGGGTGGCTTTTTTACTATTTGGGGCGGTTTTTCTATTTAATTTGCATTAGTAGTTATAGGAAGAATAATCCCATTCTGACCGCCGTTACTTCCCGGTGAGACGACTCAGAGACAGCTTGGGATACCCACTGAGATAAGGAATCAAATAATGTCTAGCACATTTACATCCCCCATTCGTGTATTTAAGCGTAACAACCCAACCAACGACGGCACAATCGCCCCAGATAATACTGGCGCCGTACGTCTAAGTCAACAAGATGTAATTTTAAATCCAATTACTACAACCACTGGTGCAGCAACTGCATTAACAACCGCCCCCGTTGGTACAACCACAGCAGTTCCTTTTGTATTGCCAGCCGGCTCTATTATCGAGTCATTCTCGCTGTACCAAGACGTAGCCGCTGGTGGTCTCGTTGGTGGCGTAATTACAATGTCTATCAGCATCACCAACCCAACAACTGGTGCTATAACCACTACCGCTCTCGGCACAATTACCCCAACAGCGGCCGGCGGCCGTATCGCTGGTGTGTTTACTGCAACCGCAGCAACCGCAGCTATCATTGGTAACATTGGACCACTTGACGCCACATTGACATTCTCTGCGGCCTCTGTGACAACATTGTCAAGCGGTTCTTTGGGTGGCACGTTGGATGTTAACTACACTGCACGTAACAATGACGGTTCTATCATCGCCTACGGTTCTGGTTACACCAATAACTAATTAGGAGCCAATCATGCGTCAAGTAACCGTGACGGCTGATGCAACTGGAGTAAGTACTCCAGTTGTACTCGACCAATACATTGCCCCGTTTCAGGTAACATATTCAAAGACTGGATCTGGTGTTGTTCAAGCAACAGCAACGGATCCATATCCCGTCGAAAACGGTAACTTTGTTTCTGCTACCTTTACTTGGATTACTGCACCCACAACAGCACCAAACACCGCAACTTTTTTAGCACAGCCGTATCGTGCTATCCGTTTATCTGGTGCAGCCGAAGGTGACACACTTACAGTAATTCAATCCGGAGTTAAGTAATGCCTGTATACCTCGACACTCGGGGTAACAGTGTCCTGTCTGTGGCGATCTGTGATCGCTGCAACAGGAAATTTGCGTACACAGAATTAATGCCCGACCCTAATTTTCCGGGCATGCGCGTGTGCGCGGCAGATAAAGATAACTATGACCCCTGGAGATTACCAGCGCGTCAAACAGAAAACATTGCGTTGCGTTTCCCCCGCCCAGATCAGAGTGTTGCTACTGGCCCAATTGGTGGCCAACAATTAGTTACACAGGGCAACCCAAATCAAACCACGCAATACGACAGCTTCTTTATTGATGGCACACCACCAAACGCTGGCGAGTCTGGCGATATAAAAACATAAAGAGACCTAAATGGCAGACCGTTCAATAACACAACTACAAGTAGCGGGACCGTTAACAGGTAACGAAGTTACTGTTGTTGTCCAAAACGGGATCACTAAGCAGACCCAGCTCCAAGATATTTCTAATCTTGGTGGCCCAACTGGTCCAACAGGACCGCAGGGCAACGCCGGACCGACTGGCCCAACCGGTGCAACCGGTGCAACAGGAACCGGACCTACGGGGCCAACAGGTAGTCCGGGCCCAACTGGCCCAACCGGCGCAACGGGCGCAACAGGAACTGGACCTACGGGGCCAACAGGTATTCAAGGTCCAACAGGCCCAACAGGCTGGACTGGACCGACAGGCGATACTGGACCGACAGGCGATACTGGACCACAGGGCGTAGTAGGTCCCACAGGACCACAGGGACCGCAAGGAATACAAGGACCAACTGGGCCAATAGGTCCCGTAGGACCGACAGGCGACACGGGTTCAATTGGTCCGACAGGCGACACTGGTCCACAAGGACCAACTGGTCCGCAAGGCATTCAGGGTCCAACTGGCCCGCAGGGAATTCAAGGTCCCACTGGTGACACTGGACCACAAGGGCCTACTGGACCGCAGGGGATACAAGGACCAACTGGCCCAACTGGTGACACTGGACCTCAAGGTATACAGGGTGTCACAGGACCGACAGGACCACAAGGCCAGACGACAGGATTAACACTATTCCTTGATGGTGCAACGGCAACTGGACCACAGGCATACAATTTATTAGTGTT